GTTCGAGGGCGTCATACATGGTTATATGCTTTGATAAATCCTTGTGCCCGTCAGCTTCACATGAGTTTTGTAGAATTCGGGCAAGGTCAATTCAGAATCCAATTGATAACGACAAAACTGCCTGTAAAGGTCATTGACTTCCTGCGCAGCCTCACAATTTTCGGAGCAATGCAACACCAGGCCTCCGTTCATCAAAAAGCAATGCTGGCGGTTTGCCCTTTTATTTGTGCAATTAATGCTTTTCAAAATGTAAAGGTTCATGATTTGGCTGCGCAGCGAAAAAATGGCCCAGTTCAAGCTGTAAACCCTATCATCATGAAATCGTTTTGAACTATGCCCGAAGGCGTAACCGTCACCCCGTGGAGCCTGCGTATACGAAAAGGTGCCCAACTCTTCAATCAAGTGCTTTGCGTCTTCCGGAAAATGCAGTCGTCCCTCACGGGCTATTCTTGACAGTTCTGGAAAGCTGGCGTTTTGCTTTGTACTATGTGCGGTCATTCGCTCCACGTTAATTTGTTGGTTTTCAAGCCACGGCAGAAGGTCCACGACCTCGTAGTCCTCCAGAATGACGTTATCAAGATGGTATTTCTGGTGGTCTGCCAGGATTGCTTTCTTGATAGTGCCCGAGGTGTTCGGCAGAATGTTCACCTGGTTTAAAATATAGATTTCCGGCTCCATATCATGAATGCCTGCCACCTTCAGAATCACCGTCCAAACCGTATTATCACCGCCCAAAGCAGATCCGAGCAATGACTTTGATCTGTCAAGCCCTCCGCCCACTTTATATGCCCGTCCCTGCGTCAATTCTTGAATGTTTTCCACAGGCCATTTATAGGGCGTTTTGCAAAGCTCAATGGTTTCAGAAGGAAACAAGGCGTTTTGGGCGTCGGAACGCTGGCCCAGAATATCTCGTTTATAGTCGGTTTCGAGCGAGGTCTTTTGTAACCGTCTTGCCTTTGGTCTTGAAATCCAGGGCGGAGCGTTTTCGCAGTAGTCGTCAAGGTCTTTATAGAAAACATGGTCACAAAAGATAGTGGGGTCCTCTTCTGCTTGTTTTTGTATAAGATGCACGGTTCCATCGGTCACGTCCACATTGCTGTCGATAAGCAGAAGGGAGTCTTTTGAGTCAAGGAGGCTCGCTTGCAGGGCATTGAAGGGTTGAAGGTCAGAGCAGGCGTGAAGGTCCGACACCCAAAGGACATCTATTTTTTCTCCAAATGCAGTTGACGGGTTGTTTCCAGGGCTCATTTGAATGACGTTTCCAAGAGCAGAAAAAAAGATTTCAAACACAAACATCTGCTTTTCAGGAATCAGCTTTCGGAGGCTGGGCGTGTTTGCGATAATCTTTTTGATGGTATTGAACTGGACCCTGCGGGTGTGGCTTTCGGTGTTGCCCAAAACCTGAATGGTGCAATTTTTCCTTGAACAAAACAACCAAAGGACGATAAGGGAGAACAGGGTGCTTTTGCCATGCCGTCGTGGTTGAATGAGCAAGGAAAGGGTGTGTTTGAAACTTGATTGAAGGGCTTGATCCGGGTCCGTTTGGATTTTGCCCTTTCGGGACGGTCTGGCCTTTCGGGCATTATGGGAACGCTCGCCTAAAGAAAGGACTTCCTCATCATTTAGGGCAGGCATGGTTTCGGCGGGTGCAAGGATTTGGTGTATTAGTTCAAGCTGCTTTGCGGTGGGCTCAAAAACCTCGTAACGGTTATTGATTAGAATCCGAGGCTTGATGTCCGCACACCATTGCAGAAAGGCTTGAGGGGTGTTTTGCTGCCATGCTCGGACACGTTCTTTGTAATTCGTTTTCGGTTGCTGGTCTTTATCCATTGTCGTTTCTCCGGTTTCTGGCTTTGTGAAATGGCCCACAATCAATGGTGCGGTTGTGGGCCATGTGGTTCTATGGGTTGCTCATGCCTGTTGTCGGCAAGGTTCACAATAAGGATGCGGGCAGGTCTTGCAGTACGCCAGATTTGTGGGCTCGTCTTCCTCTTCAATGAACGGCTCCAGGGTGTCGGCAAAATCATAAAGCAGGGTTGCAACCGCTTCATCCGTGAGCATGGTAGGTGGGCTTGCCCAGTCGAAATCCTCCGCAGCCATGACAGGCAACATAACCCTTTCCGAAAGAGGCTCGTTGTCATTGTCTAAGCGTGTCAGGTGCAAGTAACCCAACGTCCCTTTGTAATGTTCTGCTTTTGTAATTTGAAACATGGCTTTACTCCTTTGTGTGGCTGAAAGGTTCATGGTTGATATATGGTCCCGTGGTGCTGCGGGTTGTTTTTCAGTTTTAAATTTTACATTTCAGATTTTACATTTCAGGTGTGGGGTTATACACACCAGAAAATGAAAAAAAACTTTCGGAGGTCGGCCTCCTTCCATGGCGTCCGAATGCCCGGCAGAAATGGCCTTGTGGCTTTGCCAGAGGCACCACAATCGACAGCGGGCAAAGGGCTTGAGCAATGGCATGGCTTGTCCATCTTGCCCGTCACAATGCCCGAGATCAGAGGCATGGTTCTGGGCCCACCGCTTGCCCGAAAATGGCTAAAATCAAGGGCAAAACGAAACCAGTCCGCAACCACCATATTTTCACCTACACAAAAAGGTAATGGAAGCAATGAGTTGTGGTCCTGAATTCGCATTGAATGTAAAGGCCTATTCATCAAACAGCTCCTCGAAAGCGTCCTCCGGTTCTCCGTCCGGTTTGGCATTGCTTTCTAACTTCAAAAGCTCGGTCAAGGCCTGCTTTGCTGCGCTTTGAAACCTCATATAAGTCCGTTCAATGGCTGGCGTCAGCTTGCCCTTTTCGTCAATCAGATCTCCAGCGGTCATGGCAGCATTAAAGACCTCTTGAGCAATGGTCATATTTTGGGCCACAAGGGTTTTCAGAAGGGCTTTGCCCGTGCTGTTCGGGCTTTGGGTTAGCCCATCTTTGATCTCTTTCACGGCCTTTGCCTGACGGGTTCTGCCGTCAATTTTGGGCGTTTGCATTGGTAAAATCCTCCATGGTGCGTGACTGTAGGAAAATCCGACAGTCGTGTGAAAAAACTACATTTTTGTAGTTCCGTTCAAGACAAGACAAACACGGAACCAGATTTCTACCCACCGCCCGGTTCAAGGTTTGCTCCACCCGGTTCAAGGTTTGCTCCGCCCGGCGCACAATCCCCACCGGAACTATTAACCGCCCTATGCACGGCCAAATAGAAATCAACCGCCGTGTCATAATGGGCAGAAGATTTAAACCACGGCTCCCTGATCACTTTCATCAAGCGCACCATCACGTTTTGAATCAAGGTCCGTTTGTCGTGGGATTTAGCCCAGTCGATATCCAGGGTTTCGGCCACCGTCACGGCAGCGTCAAGGTCAATGTTTTCGCTCCAATGTTTCATAAAAAAACCGCCTCCTCTGAAACTTAGATTTTCACATGGTTTTGTCTTAAAAAAATGTGCCCTTTTTACAATACTGGTAACGTAACCAGTATATATATAGACACGATTACCAGTATTTTTTGGCAATTATATCAATGACTTAAAACTGGTAACAGGCCCTTTACCGGTAATGAAACCATTTCACCGGATTCCTCAATCATTTCAATAACTAAAAACTGGTAATTTGGCCTTTACCGGTAATGACTTTTTGAGGCGTTACCAGTATTCTGCCCTCTGAAATGATACTGGTAACGGTCCCTTTACCGGTATTTCCGCCATATATCGTTAATGTGTAATTATCTCGACCACTTAAAACTGGCAATTTGGCCTTTACCAGCTTTGCCACTATTCTTTCCCATTGCATAATATTTGACTGGTTCTGCCCGTCTTTTGCACCCGGATCATCTCCAACTCCACCGCCCGTTTTATTGTACTCCTTGCCGTCTTTTCGGTGATGCTGTATGTGTTCATCAAGTATTGTGTAAGGTCCGTCTGCTTGTCACATTTTCCACCAAAAACATCGACCACCGCATCCGCCACTTGCCTGGGTGTAACCAACATATCGTCCTCCGTCTTGATACTGATAAAATTAGGCGTCCGTTCAAATAGCATCGGTTTGGGTTTAGGACCATGCCGCACTTTATCAAAGCGCAGGGTGAATAATTCCTTGTGTTCGTGCGGTTTCGGAACCATAGCCACAACCGTATCCGCCTTGCCGAAAATTGCAGAAGCTCCTCGCAGCCTATATTCGTCCGCCCTTCCTTGCTGGGGTTTGCCGTAATGATGGACAATCAAACTGCCCGCACCGGTAACTCGGGAGATATGAATCACATTGTTTAGGATGATCCCCATATCGCTGTTACTGTTTTCATCTCCATCGTGAAAGGATGATAGGGGGTCCAGTAAAAAAACATCAGCTTTTGTCTTTTCGATTATCCCTATGATTCTTCCGATTGACTTCTCCGAGCCCAAATCAAATAAAGCTGTTGGGTCCACGAAAATGATCCGGTCCTTGATTTCATTGAACGTCATCCCCATTGCATCAACCATGTTCTGGCACCGTTTTTGAACTGTATAAATAGGGTTTTCGTTTTGTATAACCACTATTCTCCGCTGTTTTGGAACAAGGAATGCCGCATTGAATAGCTGCCTTCCATCACATAGGTGCAATGCAATCTCAATTGAAAGCATCGACTTCCCCAAACCGGATTCACCGGCAAGGATCATCATGCCACCCTCAGGAAATATACCGGCTGAAATGATGTAGGTTATTGCTGGAAATTTGGTGGTGAGTAGTTCCCCTAATGTCATTAGGCTGACGTCGTCCTCTTCTTCCTCGTACTGTGAAAAGGAAGTCATGGGCAAGGGCTTTGCATTTTGTAACACAGCATCAATGGTGCCCTCTCCGTACGTCCTGCCGTCACCATGATGTTTTACATCCCATTTTTCCCTCATTAAACCAGATTTCCGAAACAACCGGTCCAACTGTTCACGATCATTGGTGAACCTTGCCAGCAAACCGATTAGGGCCATATCTGCCTCGCTGTGGTCCATGTTGTGCCATTTGAGATCTCCGTTCTTAAATAGCATCTGAAACCGGGCGCTATCAAAGGCCATTGCATC